GACAGAGTAGCTAGATTCATATTACCGTATTCAACTTTCTTCTCACCCAGCTCTAATTCACCAATAGCGTCAAGCTTATAGCTCTCACGAAGCCCCATCGAAAACTTTTTATATACATCGAGGTAATCGAGAAGTGATATACCTTCTATAGTCCATTTTACCTGATCTCTACCAAAGGCACCCTTGATAACTCTACTTGTTACATTACCGGTAGGTGACATACGAGCTACCCATTCATCGCCGAGTATACGGCGACATCGGTTAATGATGTAAGGTATATCAAAGAACTCAGAGTTCCAACCTGATAAGATATCAGGGAAGTCTTGCTCTAGGTGTTGAATATATTTCTTAAAAAGATCTCGCTCATTATCACACTTAATGTAAGTCACATCATCCTGATGATTCTTGTAGTCGTGTAGACCCCAAGTAGTGAAGTGATCTGCTAGAGTATCATATACAGTTATAACAGTTACTTTATGATTACCAGTCTCAATATTCGGGAAGTCATCAGGTGAGTAAGTCTCGATATCAATAAACATCGTCTTAATAGGATGCTTATTAAAGTCTTCATCCTCATTCTCTTGCCAGTATCTATCAACCAGGTATTGTTGATGCGATTGTAGGTTTTCAAATACGCGCTTTATACCAGTATCCTTAATAAACTTATAACGACCATACTGATTCTGGAATTTTTTCTTAATCAGCTTAGTACCGAAGATAGACTCATACTTACCATTACCCTCTACAAATAGATACGGTTCATGCGACGCTTCGTACGATATACGGTTACCATCTTCATCCCACGTAAAGAGCTTAACTGAACTCTCCCTACCATTATATACTATATTTCGATAACTCACACCATAATTATAGTGTAGTTCCGCTCATAGTCCATCTATTTGTTGTACCTAGATATATTAATTCGCTTAGGGTCGCCGATATGGTATTGATATACTTCTGTATAGCAGTCAATGTTGTTATCACTTTCTAGCCAGCGAGTATCAGCATAACCTGAGGCTTTCTTACATAGTGATTTATAGCGCTTTCTATCACCTAGTGTCTTTTCAATTTGAGCGATCATTTCGTCGCCCGTTTTGAATCTAATAGGTGCATTTTCGTATGTACATATATCTTGACATGCAATAGGTAGGCCTAGGGCGCATGCTTCAATATATTTTAAATCGGATTTGGACCGGTTAAATACATTATCTTGTAGAGGTGCTACAACCATATTAACGTTTAAATCACGTAACTTGTCACCGTATTCAAACAACCTGGCCCAGGGATGGAATTCAATCTTACCAGACATCACGAGCGGTTTGAGTGATAGTGGGAAAGCTCCTAGAAATACCCATTGATATTTATCGACTGTTTTAGCAATCACCCTATTTACATGTTCGAAGTCGTCCTTCTGACCTACATTATTATCGACGTCAAAATGAGCTCCGGAACCGGCGTATAAGATTCTTGGCTTCTCCTTATTATCCTCGAAGCTTTTCATTGTTCGATTTAGATCGCTTCTGTTACCTAGCCAGAACTTCGGCATAAAATTAGGTATAACAGTTACATTTTCATTACCAGTCTTTTCCTTGTAATAATCACGCATGAATGGACATGTAACAGTAATCTCATCACACATGGCCATAATCTCCTGAGCACTCTTTCTAATCTGTGGGTCGGTAAATGCCTTCTTAAACTTATTATAATCTGGTATATCTTCAGAAAAACAAATATCATCAATTTCATATATAAGCCTAAAGTCGCGTTCGTCTGCAACTTTACGTAAGAACTTAATAAAATCTAATTGCTGTGGTGTTGCTTGTCTTTGTATACGTACACCCTTTAAACCTATGTACTGGCGAGCATCTCCATTCATTACCGTCGTACCATGTACTACAGCCTTATTATGAGCATTCATAACCTGTTCAGGCCATATCATTCTCCAGTGACCACAACCAGAGTAATCAGCATAGTAGTTCATAAAGCGTGGACACGCAAGCTCTGGTGGTTGTGGTGTTGGTTTTTGTTTAGCACTACGTACTTGACTAGCCAACCCCATTGGCAAAGCTAATTGCATAGGAGAAGGTGGAAATGGAGACTGGTTAAGCATATATACTATTAATTATAAGGGATATTATTTTAATCCACGAATTCAACACGTTTAGTAATACCATTACTCTTCTCTAAAAATACAATATCTCCAGTTGCTGATTTAATACTTTCTTTACGGTGACTAATAACAAATATACACTCTTTCTGCGTCGCGACACGATCATTTAAGATCTCTAAAACAAGATCAACACCCTTCTCATCAAAGCTACTATCAAATAGCTCATCATAAAAACTAATATTATAGTGTACATCGCCTTGCGCCTTTCTCATATCCATAAATGAAAAGAGGCATGCAAGATCAATAGCTTTTCTCTCGGCACCTGAGAAGTTATTATAGAGGCATACCTTGCCCTTTTCATTGATAATCTCTTCTTCAAAATACTCATTAAAAATACAAATACTATTACTATCCAGTTTCTTGAGATAGTGTGTGAGTTTAGAGTTAAAGTTGCGTAAGATCTTCTTAACTATAAAACTCTTCACCCCTTCCTCAGATACAACAAACTTTGCAACGTCGAGAAAATCTAATCTGTTCTTCAAGTCATTAATTTCATCTTTAATTACACAAGCCTTAGTTCCATAGTCCTGAACTATACTATCAAATGTGTTAGTTTCGTTTTTTGCTTCTTCTAGCTCACATTCAATTTCTGTTATACACTTTTGTATATAATCGACAGATTCTTTAACCTGTGTAACACTATATTTTTCACGCTCTATATCAGCAATTTTATCTGCTATAGTTTGAATTGCATTATTAACCCTCACTTCGAGAGCTTTCTTATCATCCAACTTACCAGTAAGATCATCTAGCTTTATTTTTTGGTCATTTATACCTGCCTTTATGATACTTTTCTTTTCATTGATAGCCTTAATATCATGATCAGCAATTGGTCGAAGACATACTGGGCAATCAGCCTCCGATGTACCTATCTGTTTGTAATCTTCTGCCGCGGTCCTTAACGTCAGCTTACACTCAATTAAGTCGTGATTAATTACATCTATTTCTCCGCGAACCTTCTTCTTTTTCAGAGTCACCTCATCCCTCTTTTCCTCTAGAAGAGTAGCATCTAAGTTATTAATAGCGTCGAGCCTTTTATTAGCTGCTTCGAGATCAGTAGAGTGTCGATCACGTGTTAATTTTAATGCACTAACTTTTCGTTTATGCTCAGTATCAAAATTATCTTTATGGTTCTGCTGCAATCGCAGATAGCCATTCGTTTCTTCTAGCCGTGTAACGTTAATATCAAAGTCTTTCTTGATCTCACCTTGATCGCATCTAACGTCATTTAACATCTTAGAGAATACTTCAAGGTTAAATATCTTTTCAATAAACTTACGCTTCTCTACCTTATTTTTAGCCATGAAAGGTATGTGGTTATTAAGAGTCATAATAACACAATTTTGAAATATCTCCGGCGAGGATGATAATACAGTCTCAATATACTGGTTTGTATTCTGAATAGTATCACGTGTCTTATCGACGTCGTTCTTATATATGGTACATTTTGATGGACCTAATGTACGTACAATTTTAAAATCATTCATACCGTATTGAGGATCATCTACACTAAATGATAACTCGACAGATGTCTTACCGTCAGTCAGATTGTTAGGTATAAAGGTCTTCTTAATTTCTCTTAGTGTATTACCGAATATAGAGAAGTACAGGGCATCGGCAATGGTACTCTTACCAACACCATTTCGTCTATCCTCTTTATCGCGGTTTATACCAGTAACAATATGCAACCCTGTCTCAAAGTTCACCGTCACTGCCTCTTCACCTACTGATAAAAAGTTCTTAATTTTTAGTTCTTTAAAATTTACGTACTTCATTTTGGTCTATCTACTGATCGATTATATAGTTCAGTAGTATATTTTGCAACTTCACCTTTATTATCAATATCCAACATATTAATAAACTCAGTAATAGCTTCTGTCATATCAACACCAGAAAGGTCGAACTCACTCTCTTCGGCAAATTGTACCTTATTATAGTTAGCATCATAATCGATTCTAATATCACTAGGCTTGTAACTAGCTAACTTAGTAACTAGTAGATCCATATCTGCAGAATTAACATTCTTATCTACAATAAACTTAATAATGTTATTTGTAACCTCTGATTTGAAATATGATTCAGGATCTTTTTGTTCAATTAGCTTAGATAAAAATATCTTAACATGCTTTGGTGTTACTGTATTTTTATAAAACTCATAACTTAGATCCTTGAGATCTAAAACATAATATCCTTTTGTTTGACCAGAATCACCGAAATCCATTTCATATGGATTACCTACATATACAATTTCACTACTATCGATTACTCTACTCGCTCTTAAATGAAAATGGCCAGAGAATACTAGAGGTGCTTTATTAGCTAAAGTTTCCGGACTATCGCCATGGTCACATACCTTGAAAGAGTTCATCTTAAAGTTTACTAACTCAAAGTGACCGAAGACTAAGTCACAATTAGGGATGTCTTTTAATTGTGTACCCCATGGGCAGAATACTGTATTAACTCCGTGTATATTACATTGAGCCATTTTATCATATACAGTTAGATTGCTATAACCTTTCAAAATACTCAGACTGTTAATCTCACTAGTGTCCTTGTACCACGCATCATGGTTACCAGTAATCATTGTGATATTAAAATCATTAAACTTATCTAGAAAATCCTTAGCAAAGTTTAGTGTCTTGACGCTTATTTCGTCCCTATAATGAAAGAAGTCTCCACAAAAGATAATATCAGATATACCTTTTGACTTTAAGTCTTTAATATACCAATCACTCCATTGATTAGCTACACCCAACCAGAAGTCACTATTCTGATGAACACCGAGATGTATATCAGAAAATATCGCTACCTTTGTGTTCATATTATTCGTCGTCAGTATTAGGCTTTACATAAACCTGACCACCGCCGGACTCTAACATCTCTCTCTCATATACCTGCTCTCTATAATCGCATAGAGTCTGGTGATGTTTCTTTTCCTTTTTAATTCTATTAATGAAGGCGTGAAATGCGATAGTAGTAAAATATGAGAAAGGATTGTACTCTGAATCAACATTAAACTTTTTATTCTGTAAAGCAGTATACATCTTAACCAGAGCGTCACCTATCATTTCTTCTTTATAGGTATAATTTATAAAGTTAGATTTATTACCCAACCCATAAGCAATCTTTTTAAGTGAGTTGGCAAGATCGAAAATACAATCTTCAGTCACATAATACTCTCTAATCTGCTCCTTGAATACAGCCGGGTTGACATAGTACTCATCAATCTTCGGCTTAGGTCCCCTCTTCTTAGGTTTTGGTTTTTCCTCGACCACGGGAGCCTCATCAGTCTTAGGCTTCTCATCAGTCTTAGGCTTCTCGTCGGCTTTAGGTTCTTTATCGCTTGGCATAATATAACTAAGTATAATATGTAACTACAGTAATATCAACTTATTTTTCTGTTACCTGTACTATTTTATAGGGTATTCTTTCTTGCTCGTATATTTCTTTTCTACGAGTTACGTGCTTTTGACCATATTTAAGTTGGTCCGCTATATCAATTATCTTAAGATTATCCTTACTGTCATGCAGGCGTAGTCCACGTCCAATAGTCTGTATAGTGCGTATGGAGCTTTTACCGCCGGCGGCGAATACAATCATGTGTATATTTTTAATATTAACACCAGTACTGAAGATAGAACTCATAGCTATACATACTACGTTACTATCTACCTCCATTATACTTTTAATTTTCTCACGCTCTTGAACCTCTAGCTCACCCTTAACAAAATATACTTGCTTATGCTTTAAGGTTGACATTAGGTCATATAGTGTTTCGCCATGCTTTAGGTGATTCACCAGTACGAGAATGTTATTGTTAAAATTATTACATATCTGCTCTATTACATTATTTCGAAATTGATTCTCGTATATAAAGTCCAACTCGAGCCTATAGTTTAGTTTAGCATCTGCACCTGTCTTATATGCTGGTGAATTTACAAAATTAGCCTCGATAATAGTAGCGTTAGCTGGTGTTAAGTGTTTTTCAGTACGTAGTTGAAAACTATCCTTCTCGTATATAATGCTGCCTATCTTGCCAATAATATTCCATTCATCAACCTTACTATCTGGCATAGTACCAGTTAGTCCGAACTTATGAACAGTTCTTATTTGCTGTACCATTTTACTCACCTTATTAGTTTTTTTAACTTTGTGGCACTCGTCTATAACTAGCATGTCTACCTTCTCCAACCAATCATTATCTTTAAACTGACTCTGCAGTATGCCTAAGTTAGCTATAATAACATTGGCAGTAAAATCTGGTTTGTTTTTACCGGACCACTTCGTATATTTAAAAGGTGCGTTATATTCATTAAAGTCACCAAACGTTTGATTAACTAAACCTAAATCCGGTACAATCAGGAGGCATTTAAATGTATCACCCTTACTCTTAAACATACTCGATAGTAGCGAGCATATTGTTAAGGTTTTACCAGCACCGGTACCCATTTTCAGAATACCTCTACCAAATTGAATTGCTTTCTCACATGCAGCTAGCTGATAATCTCTTAAAGGTAGTGTTAGATCATCATATATATCTGCGGATGTTAATGTAGGCTTTATAATATTAGATACGTCCCTATCGATTTGTATCTCTTCATCAGGATAGACTTCCTTAATGTATCTCAATATATCGAAAAACAGACCAGCCTCGAATAGACCAGTAGGCGTAATACAGTAATTTCTAATATCAGCAAAATGTCTAGCTCGGCCCTTTAATCTGAACCGAGCAGTTGCATCAGTCTCACTAAAAAAATCGCGAATATCAGGTACTAGGTCTCCTGATATTCTAAGCTTACTCTTAACTACTTCAAATCTAATCATTTCTATATTGTTTCCATCTTCATTATCTCTATAATATTTTTGATATCAAAGCCTAGGCTCGTGAATGTCCTCTCAACCTTTTCTAAGTAGTCTACAATTAACTCTTGCTCACTTATCCTATTTTGCAGCTCTACCATTCCTTCGTGTTGATATGAACTTTTTTCTGCTATAGGCCTGGTTACCTTTACTGGTGACTCTCGTTGTATGGCTTGTATAATATCCTCTCTTAAAGAGTACCTTTCAGCTTTTAAGTTGAGGAGAGACTTTTTATGTTGAATTAAACGACATACCCAGAAGTGTTTACGTGCCGGTGTTTTAAGAGACATTTCTTTGATATTAAACTCATCGATATGTAGTTCTTTCTCAATCTCCTCACTGTATCTCTCAATTATTTCCGCATTCACATGCTTATTATAACTGCTTATATACGTGATGCAACTATTAACTAGTGATATAGTGTATGATAATACTTAAATAAATATTAATATGGAGGATACTCAAAGATTGTTCGAACGTACAGTAGATAAGCTGCTAAAGAGAGTTGAGGGTACTGATTCTAGTAAGAAAAAGCCTAAGAAGGTATATGATGAAGATGAAGGTAATACTGTTGGTGGTGGTGCACTAGGACCCGCGGCTGCAGTAGGTCACTCTCAATCAGGTGACTGGTATGCCCCTGGTGATTACAGAGTACCTAAAGCACTCGGCGCTATACAGACGCGTAACGGTGCTATTGGCCGGAAGCGTAGAAAAAAGAAAAAGAAGAAGTAAGTACGTGTGATGGAAGCAGGTCACTGGACAATACACGGCGAGATACCCGAGGGCGCCTTTGGTTTTATATACGAAATTACTAACACAGTAAATCAAAAGAAGTATATAGGTAAGAAGCAGATGGTGAAGCGTATTAAACGACAGCCACTCAAAGGTAAAAAGCGTAAAAGGATTGATTTAGTAGAAAGTGACTGGAAGTCTTATACCGGTTCTTCGGATAGACTTAATGCTGATATAGAAGAGTTCGGTAAAGATACTTTTACATTTCAAATCTTAAGATTTTGTGGCAGTAAATTTGAACTAAGTTATTTTGAATCAAAAATGCAATTTGAGCGTGATGTTTTATTAAGTGAAGATTACTATAATGGTATTATAAACTGTAGAATAGGCAGACCACCTAAAGCTTTAAAGGAACACTATTATAATAAGCGTAATGAACAACGTTGATCTAGGCATATACAATATAAACCTTATTAACTGTAATGAAATTTTTAAGGATGCTAGTGATAATATTGTAGATGACTTATATAAATTTGACCTACTTCATAAATCTCTAAATAATGCTGTTGTAAAGCGGTTATTCCTACACTATACCATACTTCATATATGTGAAGCAGTCTTAAAGAGTAAGTCTAATAAGAAAAATATAATATTTTTTAATGATACACAGTTAAATGACGTTTCTTTAGCTAAGTTCTATAATGAGAGTGATATTATCAAATCTATATGTAGTGTCCTCAGGAAGATAAAGGTTATACTACCTCTAAAAGTATATATAAGCAAATATAGCTTAGATTATTTCTACCACTTACTTGAATCAAACCAGGGAAAGGGTCACCTACTACTAAACGAAGTGAGGAATGCAGCAGATTATGATAACTCACGATTCACCTTCAGTAAAATTAAGCAATATACCAAAAAATATGAATTAACTTGGCTTAATGAAGAGTACTTTAATAGACTATCAACTAAGTTTCTTCTGATTAAATAAATAATAATATGGATAATTACACCCAACTTGCAAATAAGCTCCTTAAGGAGAGTATGGATAGTGCAACTCCTCACAGTGATACATCATTAGCGGATCAAATGATTGCACTGGATGATGATGGTAGATTCATCGCACCACCAGTAAAGAGTTATATAGAAGATGCGGAATCGTCTGCAGACCCAGTTATGGCTATTCTACAAAAGTATCCAGATGAAGTAGAAGATCTTAAAAATGGTGGAGAGTTAGCTCAGAATTTGTATGAAGAGTTATTTGAATACTATCTAGATAGTGGTGAGATACCATATGGTGTTGCAAAGGCTAGAACAGGTGATCCATATGAGTGGGTATCCGATCAGCTGGATGAGCTAGGTATATTTACAGGGACACAACCTGAGGATAATGAGCCTGAAGATAATGAAGCAGAAATTACTGATGATGATCTAAAGACCCTTCAGACTGCTAAAGAGTTAGCTGGCGGCCAAGCTAAAGGTGGTCTGTTTAGCAATCCAGAGAAGCAAATACAGAAAGCGTATGGTAAAATGCTTTCTAAAGTCTCAAAAAAAATAAACCAAGTAGCTAACAAAGTGTAATTATGACTAAATTTTTAAAAAGAATATACGACCTCGATCTAATCAATGAAGAGGATCAAGCACCACCGCCTCCAGGAGCTGATGATGTCAATGATGTAACACCTCAAGAGGCAGAGGCTGCTGCAGATACAGAACCTGAAGTAGGTATACTGTCTCCTGAGAGTGAGGTAATGTATGTCAGACTACTAAAGAAGGCTCTAGTTATAGATCTCGATCCTGAGGATATTGACAATATTAATAACCTAGCAGAGGTAAATGAAGAGAATGCTAAGCAAGCGCTAGCAGATATCCTTCAAATTATAAAGAGTTACTCAACAGAAATTGATATAGAAAGTTAATTATGAGCTGGAAATCATTAGACCAAGTATATATACAAGAAGCTGCCCTAAAAAACGTAGCTAAATTACCGCGTCAACAGATAATTGGTGAGGATGTCTCAATATATGCTAAAGAAGAAGGTGGTAAGACGAATCATATCGGTGATGTGAGTAAGGAATACTATGATGAAGTTCTGATGAATAGAGTCAAATTAGGTTCGCATGCGAACGTTAGCCTACGCAAAGAGGTAGAGCAACGTTTGGATAACTGTAATGGTAATATAGATAACAATGCTGATATATGGCAGAACTATATGTTAGAGGGTGCCTTCGATATGTCGGGTGCTAATTTTAAGAGCAGTGAAGATTATTTACTTTCTCTAATTTCACAAAGTAAACCGTTTTACTTAACAGATTTTATTAAAGCAAACTGGCCTGATGCAGATGTTACTAACAAATATTATAAGCCTGCATTTTTAAGTATACCCGAAGCCCCAGTTTTTGGTAGACCAGGGGCTGGTGAATTATATTTAGCTTATTTTGCAAATGGAGAAAAACCTAAGAAAGGCGATTTAAATATAGCTGGCGTTGATATTGAACTCAAAGGACCTGGAGGTCGTCTTTTCAAAACTAAAAAAATAGTTAATGATTTCAGTGACCTTCAACGGGATTATGAAAATGAAGATGTTGTATTGAATGGTATTGCAGAATTTATTACTAAAATGTCTCAAACTACGCAATATAAATCAATGGTCTTAGAATTAGTAAAAATGTTTAAAGATTCTATGCTAAAAGAATATAACTATTTTAAAGAGCGTGGTAAATTAAGACCCGGAAACGAATTTACTTATATAGGTGGTTTAGCTCAATTATACGGCTATAAACAATTACAAGGATTTGATGTTTTTATGTCATTTTCCGTACAAAAAGATGGCAGAATACTTTTTAAACCTGTAGATATGAGAAATATTAATAATTTATCAGAATTACATAGCCTAATTAGTAGAGATACATTCTATAAATTTAGTATTAATAGAGATGGTGCCGGATGGTCACTAGATAAAACACACCCGAAAAATTAAAGATGAAAACATTCAAACAATATTACAGTACTATTCTTAATGAAGGTGGTGCAGCTGGTCACATGGCTCATCCATTTGACCTACCTCAAGTTAAAACCGGTAAGGATCTAATAGGCTTTTTTGATAGAGCAGTTGGATCAATTAAGACTAACCCTCCTTCTGTTAAGATTGATGGTGTAAATGCTAGTTTTCGACTGATTGATACGCCTGAAGGGAAGGAGTTCGCACTTGATAGAGGTAGTATGAAGCCTTTAGATTTAGAAGGTATTACGATCGATAAGCTTGTAGATAGATTTGGTGAAGGTCACGGAATGGTTAATGCTGGTCGTACACTATTAACTATTATGAACGAGTCTATTGATGGGATCACACCTGAACTTAAGCAATTAGGTATGTGGGATAACACAAATAGGTTCTTTAATACAGAGTTTGTACAAGGTACTACTAATGTTCTACAGTATGATAATGATTTCCTTGCTATTCACGGTATTAACGAGTTTTATCAAGCGACTCCTAGAAGAAGAGCTAGTAAAGAGGTAGAGTATAGTCCAAAAGTACTCGACTCCCTCATTAAGAAGCTCGATAAGAATGCAGAGCAATATAACTTCAAGGTATACGGCAGTGTACCTGCTACCTTAACTAAGCAGCCTAACTACACTCATGTGCTTAATAAGAACTTCAACGTCAATGTAGGTACAGAGAGGATTTCAAAACCCTTACGCGACTATCTTAATGAGGCTAATAACCCATTCGGTGATAAAATTACATTACAGGACGGTAAGAAGGTAGGAGCTCTTAGCAAGTTTGTATATTTACAGATTCTTAACGGTGTACCGCTTGATACATTTATAAAAGATGAAGCAGATCATCAAAAAGCTATTGACGGTGCTGCGATATACCATGCTACTAGGCTCTTAGGTGATGAGTTACTAACAACCTTAACGTCAGACATGGGAGACGTTAAATATCACGAGGGTATCGTTATAAGAGACCCAAAATTCCATAGTGCACCAGTAAAGGTTACCGGAGAATTTATTATCGGTGGTATGGCGTCTCAATTTAGAAAAGAGGATGAAGAAATGACCCCTTACTACTCTAATTACGTTACAGAACCACCAGCAAGAGGAGATTTTTTCGGAAAAGGTAGGTTCAAACAGAGTGTTGACCCGATCGGTGAGAGTTTTGATGCAATATACAACAGCGTTATGCTAAATGAGTTTGAAGAGCCTGATAATGAGCGTGTTGTTGTTATTTACCCTGGTAGATTTCACCCGTTCCATAAAGGACATTCATCCATCTACAATAAACTAACGCAGAAGTTTCCTTATGCTGATGTATACATCACTACATCTGGTAAGACTGATAGTGAAACTTCACCTTTTACGTTTGATGAGAAGAAAGAAATGATGTTATCAGCGGGAGTGGATGCTGATAAGATTGTTCAAGTAGCATCGCCTTATATTGCTAAAGAGATCACTCAGAGATACGATGGCGATAATACTAAGATAATCTACGTGGTGTCACAAAAAGACATGGAGGGGAAAGATGCAAGGTTTAAGTTTGGTACCAAGCGAAACGGTGAGCCTAGTTACTTTCAACCTTTTGAAAGTGTAGGTGAGAGTGAATATATGTCTAAGCACGGGTATGTCGATGTTCTACCGACAATGGACTTCAAGATTAACGATGAGAGTGTTCGTAGTGCTTCAGAAATCAGAGATATGTATAAGAATGCTGATGATAGCCAGAGGCTAGATCTTATACAGAGCTTATACGGGTCTAGAGACCAGAAAATAAAGGATATTTTCGATAGTAAGTTGGTTTAATTAAGCTCTTTAATAGCAAACTGCTATTTACTTTTTGTTTGGTCATTCACCATCTTCAATCTCTGGATTATCGACTCTAAAGTTTAGAGGTCTGACGCCTTTAGTAGTAGCAGCGTCTTGCTCATCTTCCACTTGATCGTAATTATCTTGATAATCGAGGTGATGGAATACTGAAGAGAGGTAATCAGATGCTTTTGTAATCTTTGCTGCGACCCACCCGTCGAGAGAATCTACATTAGCTATATGGTCAAAAAGCTTCGTTGAATATTCTTGAGCTTTTAGGAGATCTGCTCTTGCCATATCAACCTCACCATCATAATCGTCATGTTGATTATGTCCACATTCATCATCTACTGGACCAGCTTGTATAAATACCGCTTCATCTTCTACGGCACCGCGGATGTTTGGTATACTACGAACCTTTGAATGCGGTGTTGTATTGCCAATTGACGTTACTCTAATCATAGAAGGTGTATTAGGACCTAACCCTAAATCATCTTCCTCTGCCGGCTTCTCCTCTACATCACCAGTAGATTTACTTGCTATTTTACCTGCTACTGCTGGTGCTAATGCTCTAACAACGGTGCCCACGATAGGAGCAAAAGCAGCAAAATCTTCTTCAGGAACCTCTTCATCATTAGGATTGACATAGGTCGGATCTGATCTAAATTTCGGACCACCTCTACCATCTGAGTCTGCATCACCTTTACGTAGCTGCCCACCTTTTGTATAGTGTTTACCTTTAGGAGCTTCTTTTGCTTCCATATATGCTTCAAATATGAGTCCGGATTCTACTTTAGCCATAATATTATTTATACTATCTATTAAATAATTATATGGAATTTGATAAGTTGTATAATCAGCTCATGGAGACACTAGAGGAAAGTGCGGGAGAGCGTAAGTATGCAGAGGAAGATGCTGAGTATAGAGGTAGAAAAGTTACTCTCAATAAACCTATGCGCGGCGACGTTAAGAAGTTTAAAGTATATGTCAAAGATCCAAAGACAGGTAACGTTAAGAAAGTAAACTTCGGCCATGGCGGTACATCCGCTAAAAGAAAGGGTGAGAAGACAATGAAGATTCGTAAGAGTAATCCAAAAGCTCGTAAGTCATTTAGGGCTAGACATAATTGTGATAATCCAGGTCCAAAAACAAAAGCTCGTTACTGGAGCTGCAAGAAGTGGTAAGTTATGAGCATTAAATCGACTATAAATACTCCGGAGAATACTCTCAACTACATGAAGTATGTTGAGATTGAAAATGATACTCGCTACCCAGCAGTAACTGGTGGCTCGGGTCAGGATGTCTTTAATAAGTCTGCAATTTTAGTGCAGCAAGTCGATCCGCTCGGGTTAGGTGTTGGAGGACAATCTGGTACTGATTATGTTGAAAAATTTGGTGCTAATTTAAATGTTGAGAACAATTTAGAAACTATCTGGGAAACAGGTGGGCTATATACCTTCCTAACTACTGCCGCACCAATTTCAGCAGTAGCTACAGGTATTACAGATAGTCAAGCAGGTACCGGTGCACGGGAGATAGAAATTTTAGGTCTTGATGAGAATTATGAAACTATAACTGAGCTGATTTCGACTAATGCGACTGATGGTCGTAATGGTGGACCGATATCTACTCAAAGCTTTCTAAGACTTTATAGAGCTAGAGTAACTAAAGCAGGTTCGTCAGGTACTAATGATAATGTTATAACGATGACATCTGGTAATACAACAGTTATTACAATAGGTACACACGGTACAGGTGTGAATAAGGAAGGGTTTGGTCAATCGCAGTTAGGTGTATATACTATACCCGCGGGTAAGACAGGGTATTTAACACAATGGACTATGGGGTGTAGCCGGTATAATGAAGGAGTACAAGCATTCATTTATGTAAGACCACACGATGGTAACGGTACTACATCAATATTAGATAATGTCTTTTTTGTTGGCAATACAGTAAAAGACTATAAAGTACCGCTACCTTTGTCCGAGAAAACTGATATCGAAATTAGAGCATACAACGGCGCAACTGGTGTACCTGTCAACACCACGTTTAATATTACATTGATTGATCAAAATATATAAATAATAAGATGAGATCATTTAAAACATTCTTCGAGCAACTAAAGGCAAAGTCTCATGAAGACGAGGATGCCCAAGACCGGTGCAAGAGAAAGGCTGATAAAGTATATGGTAAAAAAACCTCCGCTTACAAGTCCGGGGCTATAGTGAGATGTCGTAAAGGTAAAATTTGGAAAAAGAAATGAAGTTTGACGATTTAGTAGATAAATACCTTACTGAGGCGAGTGACAGCTTGCATCAGTGGTTTAAACGTGGTGGTACTGATCCAAAGACTGGTAAGAAGTTTAGTGGGTGGGTGAATTGTAAGACGGGTGGTCCTTGTGGCAGGAAATCTAAAAAATCAGGAGGTAGTTATCCTGCGTGTAGACCAACAAAAGCCGCTTGCAAAAAAATAGAAGGCAAGATGTATAAAAAGAAGAGTTCGAAGAGGGTTAGTTGGAAAAAAGGTAAGAAGTAAATAAATAATCTCATGAGCGGAGTAGTACCAAGGACAGGTTAAATGAGTTTCCACTGTACAGAGCTAAGGGAGACGTACAGCAATATATAATTGCGGTGTGTCTGTTATAAATAGTAAACTATGGAGAGAACTAAACCTCATAGAGATACCGCTAAAATATTATGAGAGTATTAAGAGTACGTCTCACTGGAAAAATGATGAACCTACTGATGCTTATAAGAGAGCTAACATTGTACACTACTATGGTACGTACATTAAAGGTAAACCTTTTCATAATGAATTTGCCATTCACCCAGACTGATGTAAATAATCTATATGAACGAAGACATTCAATTAAAAATCCAAGATCTAGCAGAATATCACACTCACTTTACAGTTGATGTTGATTTGTTTCTAGAAAAAGGCAACAAGTCAGCAGCAACTAGAGCGCGTAAATCGCTACTAGAGATCTCTAAGCTATGTAAAGAGGTTAGAAAAGAAATCCAAGAGATTAAAAATAGCGCATCTGCATAGTACATATACTGCTTAAATAATAATGTGAAAACATTTAAGCAATTCTTTGAAGCAAATAAGCCACTCGGCTTAATCGAAACGCTTCATTTTCAAGATTTAGGTCCCATTGAAGCTAAAGTTGATAGCGGCAATGGGGCTTATAATGTACTCCATGGAGTAAATCTGCAGTACGGTAGTGGGTTAAAAGATGACGACGGTCACGGTAGATCTCATGTTACTTTTGATACTGTCAATAATAAAGCTCTAACAGAACCTATAAAGGAGGAGATCGATATTAATATTGGCTCCGGTAATATAGAGACTAGACCAGTCGTCGAACTTGATATTAAGGTTGGTGAAGAAAGCTTCCCCAATACAAGATTTTCTATAGGTGATAGGTCCTCGAACGAGTATAAGATCCTTCTAGGTAAAGAATTTATTGAGCAGTTAGGCGGTCTTATTGACGTAAGCGCTGAAAATAATTTAGACTAATACCAGCTAGGCCTGTTCACTGCAGTCCAAGTCGCAAAAGGTTTATCCTTTCGAATATATTCCCGGTACTGGTCAATCACCGGTAAGTTATCAAAATTACTATTTTGCTGTCTACAATTACAATCTTGATTGATAGCGACAGCAAATTCTGTTAACCCGGTTTTATTGATAATAGTATTGTGTGCATTTACCTTGCACCACTTAATAAAATCTAGTGTGAAATGCTCCTTTGAGTCGGGCCACCTAGCCATGCGCTCAGTAAACATTTCCAGCGTGTGATCTACTAACCACATAAAATTATCAGTGGTTTCACGCGCCCATATACTACATTGATGATTAAAGTATCCTTTACCTCTCTTACGTGGTTTACCTGTCGAAGTTCTCGGGCATTCTTCATGATTTAACGCTTCTTGTGGAAAGGCATGTGCCAGCATTATAGCACCTTCAATTTGCATCTTTGAACGAACATGCTGATCGCATAATTCCTTCGCTGCTGTAACCGGGTCATTATCAGTACAAAAAATATTCATATAACTTATTATATGATAGTTCCTCTATGATAAAAAAGAAGGCTACCACATATATGTGATAACCTTCTTGAGTCCGTATATAAAAAATATATCTACCTATTAACGTAAGCCAGTCGACTCAAATACATCTCTCGCAACACCTGCTGAGAAGCCACCTTCAACACCCTTCACAATAACTGATACAGCATTATGACTATGGAGACTTTCATTATGAGAAGCTACAATCTTAAAGTCTTTAATACGTGACTCATTGCTAAGCTTCTCGAAGAGTAATCTTACAGCATCCTCAACAAACTTAAGATATGCACCGTTCTTTTCAGCAAATGCTTGCTCATCTTCACGCTTAACCATAACTTGTGTCTCTGTCTGTAGAGCTGATAAGCACAATTCTTGAAGATCTTCTACCCATAACATATCTTCAAACCTAACACTAACCCGAGCTACGCTTCGCTGACTATGAGGTACAGTAGCTCTATTACGGTATTTCTCTGCATGCTCACTAAGCTCAAAACTACAAGGACATGCTGATGAATATACGAAGTCGAAGTGCATATATTTCTTAAACTCACCATCCTTCGTTAAGTCACCTTCAAAAACAACATCGTAATACTGATAACCTTCGAGACCACTCCGCAAGCTTGTCTGCTTAATAGGATATGAAGTCTTAAGCATAATACGTGAGTCAAAGCTATTAAGATTATTTCTATATGACTCAAGTACATCCTTTACTTTACCTAAACAAAACGTTTCATCCTTATGGTCATAAAAACTTCTCATAATACGAGACATGTTAATGCCTTTCTTATGAGCTTCTAAACTCACACTACCAGTTACACTAGTCTCAAGTTCAATTGTCTTACCATCACGCTTTTTATATGAAAGAGGCAATCTAAAGTTATGAATACCAACTTGCTGAATAGGTACCGGTGCGCCTTGAATCAGACTCGAAGGACCGTTTTGAAGATCTGGCAGAGAAGAGATGTATTTCTTATCAGTCTTAAGGTTATCATCGTATACTCTAATAGGTGGGAAGTAGCCTTTACTAAACTCACCTCCCATTATCTCTCTTGCGATGACATCTTTTTCACCGGTAAGCTCATCATCTTCGCCTAACCACTCGTAACTGTTATTTTTATCGGACATACCACTATTATATAGTATAGTGCAACAAAAGCAATAAATAAATTTATATTATGAGTAACTTTTTAAAGCTAGTTCAGGAAGTAACCCCAGCGGCAGGGGCTACAGGGAGTGAACCGGTAACGACTCCACCAGCTAGCAAAACCTCACCGGCAGGTAAAAAGCCGGGTATACTTAATAAAGTGGTAAGTGGTGTACAAAAGATATCTAGTGCTATTGATACGATAAATAAGTATGGTACAGGTAAGTGGGATATTAATGATACTTTACAGGGTATACTTTCTAAGCAATTAGATAAAAGCACAGATAAAATGGGCCTGTTTGGTAAGTCAAAATACAGTCAAATCAAATTAGGTGAGGGTATAGTTACAAAAATTAATAACTATATAGGTGAAGAGAGTTCCGATGCTGATGCTGGTGTAGAGGGAGTGTCACAAGAGGGAGACTCGGTTACAAGTGAGTCAACATTAAATGGTAATTTTCTAAGAATGGTTGGAGAAGCTACTGCCGTGGTGGATAAAGATAAAGAGGGTAAATTTAAAAACACGGCTCAGATGAAAGGTGGCGAAAAAGGTAAGTCTGTAAAATTAAAGGTTTGGGATGTACTAAAAGATGCTTTAGCTCTGCCAGATGATGCATCTATCACTCTCAAAAATCCAGATCCTCAAATGAGCGGTAAAAAGGTAGTTGATAGGAGGGTTGATTGGATTACTAAAGGCGTACCAGCATTCCTCAAGAACATTAAAGATGAATATCCAGATATACCGTTTACATATGAAGGTCACAGCAAGGATGACGGTTTATCGGTATCAGCAATTGGACAAGAGGAGGAAGAGTTCAATTTTATGGATACTACCAGGCAGGATTGGATCAAAACCCTGGGTGCAGAAAAAGCAGAGAAGATTGTTAGAGGGCTTGTAGACATATACCCCGGTGATCGTATTGTGTTTGAAGAGCCAGTAGAAGATGCGCCGGTAAAACTAACGAATGAAAATGCTATATTTAATTTAGCAGGTAGAACAAGCTTTGGCGCGAAGGGTATACAATGGACTCTTAAGCCTCAATCTGCAGATGTAGCTGATATACTAGCTAAAGGTAATATAAAATATGTTACATATCTATTGCAAACACCCGATAATTCTTTTAAAGCTCCGGAGAGAAATACTGGTATTATATATGCATATGATGAAAACAACCAACCTATAAATTCAATAACTACAAAAGATGTCCGGTTTCAGTGGAATGGGCAGGAAGGTTTATACACACTCAGCACTAATAATAATGAGTTAATGGGAGTTAAATACAGTGAAGGTCAGTTCCCTATTGGTAAGGATGAAGTTATGCCACTGACTGATGGTAAGCATATATTGTATAGACCTGATGAAAATTCTGCTTATTTTAAATTTAAGATAATACAGGATATGAACGACGCTGGTAAATATCTGATAGATAAGGATAAAGGTATTGCTGCGACCGAGCAAGATATAAAAGAGGCCGAAGCTAACGCAGACAGGTAATCTCTCCCCCGTCCCTCTTATCTAAAGATATTTTAAGCTTACTATTTTAATAAATCAACTAGTTTTTTTAATTTTGTTAATTTAGTTGATTACAGCTATTAATAGGTTATAATAGAATTATGAAATACTTATCTACTAAGGTTATACCTATGGGCAGTACTGCCTTTCGTCAATGGCGAGCAGAGAGCCATTGCAAATTTATTCACGGTTATCGATTGCAATGTAAATTATGGTTCTCTACGGATTCCCTCGATGACCGTAATTGGGTGTTTGATTTTGGTGATTGTAAAGATATTAAGGTTGCATTGGAAGAGCAGTTTGACCATACTACATGTGTAGCGGCGGATGATCCTGAGCTTCACAGCTTTCAGCATTTAAATGACCGCGGCCTAATACAACTTCGTATTATGGAGGATGGTGTTGGTATTGAGAGGTCGGCTGAGTGGGTATATAACAAGGCGAGTGAGATTGTTAAAAGCAAGACTAATGGTAGGGTATTTGTCGATAAGGTCGAGGTATGGGAACATGAAGGTAATAGTGCTGTATATGAGCAAGATCGCGTCTTTGCAGAAGACAGTGTAGGTGTTGATTCAGAGCCTAGCGATATACCTGAACCTAATAAGGAGCCTAGTGCGCCGCCTAGACAGAGAGTTACACAGGGAATGTCTAACCCGTTCGGAGGTACAAGCTGGGGAGAGTAATGAGTTTAGATAACGCTTACAATAGAGTACCTAAACATACTGTAGGCGGTACTGGAATGGGGATACCTGCATCGAGAGAGAGGGACCCTCAGCTCCAGAAATTAGAAGGTGATGTATTTTCTAAAATGAATCAAGCGATTGTACCTCATACTACTCCACAAGATCTACCAGACGTGAAGAGTATTGAGGTACAATCAATTGGATTTGAGCAAGCCTTGAAAGAGTTAGCTAATGGTGTCGAGTCTCTCGATGATGAATCTTAGTACCTTGCTCCTCACAATATCCTCCCCAGTAAACTTATAAGTGTGTATACCTTGATCTACACATGACTGTGAATTAAAAGCATTATATATAACATCAAACCCACCCCTATCATTAATATCTGATTGATTAGTATCACCAACGATCATATACTTACTGTGATTACCGAAGCGAGTTAGTAGTGTTACTAGCTCGTTTTTTGTTAAGTTCTGAGCTTCGTCAATAATTACGCAGGAGTTACGAAATGTCATACCCCTCGTGAAGTTAACAGGTAGACAGGTAATATAATTCTTATGTAAAAGATTACTAGCTACGTTTGGGTGAATTAGTTCGTCAAGCTTATCTACTAACGGCATAGACCACGGAGCAAACTTATCTTCCATTTCTCCGGGTAAAAAACCTAAGCTCTTAGAGGCACTTTCAACAATAGATCTAATATATACTATATTGTCAACTTCCCTATCTCTTAACATATTAAGAGCAGCGAGAACAGCAATGTATGTCTTAGCTGTACCTGCAGGTCCATCTACAAACCCCATTTTAGTTGCTGGTAACATCATATGATCATAGAAACTATGTTGTGTTGATGTTAGTCTAAAATGATGACTTATTTTAAATGTTAAGTCGAAATCAATCTGATTGTTTTCAACCATCTCATCCATAATATTAACACTTGAATGGCGCATCTTCCCCGACATTTTCGAACCCTTACGGGTACTCTTTTTTGTGGTCATTAATCATATTTATCATATATATGACTGGCTGACAAAGGTTCAAAAAGTTACTGCAGAGGTATAAATAGTAGTTGAAAAATATAGATATATACGTTATAATAGTATTAGTTATGGATTTAGAAAAAGAAACATTAATACTGTCTGATGATAAGATATTTTATACAATAGAGGGTGAAGGTGAATTCGTTGGTCAGCGGTCTCTATTTATGAGGATGGCGATGTGTAACCTAACTTGTATTGGGTTTGCATCTGAAGACTCTCCTCATGGTTGTGATTCATTTATCTCTTGGAGGGTCAAGAATAAGATGACTTTTAATGAAATCTTTCAGATGATGGAAGATAATAACTGGATTGAGAAGCTCGAGAAGGGTACGATTTGGAAACTAACTGGAGGTGAACCTCTTATTCAGCAGAAGCAATTACTTAAGCTTGTAGAGGCTTTTGTTACTAAATATAATTTCTCTCCTAAGATCGATTTTGAAACTAATGCTACTCTTATGCCTAGTCCTAGATGGAAACAAGAATTTGAAGCTACCTTTACTACCTCACCGAAGCTAACTACTAACGGTGATCCTGAAGCTAAAACCTATAAACCTGAAGTTCTTAAGTATCATAGAGAGATTAACTCTGGTTTTAAGTTTGTTATTAATGATCCTGCAGAAGACATAAAGGAAATCTGGAGTAAGTACGTAGAGGATGATAATGGTATTAATGTGAGCCGTGATAGAATCTGGTTTATGCCTTGCGCAGGCTCCCGTGAAGAGCATATTGCTAATGCTGAGGCTGTTGTCGAATACGCTAAGTCGATGCATGTTCATTTTTCACCTCGATTGCATTTGCTAGTCTGGGATAAAGCTCTCAAGGTATAACTAATATACATAACTAATATACATAACTAAAAAAAAGCCGTACAGTTAACTGTACGGCTTTTTTGATATATATTATGTAAATACTATAGATAACCTAGATTAACTAACTTCCTGATACGAGGACTGATTGCATTTCTGTCTTGAGCTGTAACAGTCTGATTTTCAACATTGGTGTCAAGGGTAAACTGGATTGAGTTAAACTCCGGATCAATAACAGCAAACTCCATACCATTAAATGAATCGTCAATGTCCATTGTAAATACATACGGGGTTTCAACACCGAAACCTGCATAAGATGGAAAACCTACAGCAGATACTGTCCTTGCAGTTGAGTTACCAATGGCACCGGGGATGTCCTGATATAGTAGCTCGCAATCTAAACCCGCAGGTGATAGACCGTTCGGAAATGTATCGATATTGTTGACAGTGTCTTGGTTAGGTACATTCGGAGCACCAGAAAAGGTTAAAGAGTTAGTGAATGAGATAGGCATATTATTATTTAGTCTATATAGTTAATTTTTAGGCGGTAAACCATAACGTTCTCTAAATGTAGGTTTACGCTTCGAAGTTTTAGGCTCCTTAACAGTCTTTGTTACTGCAGACTTAGCGGTTATAAAAAGAGAAATTGCTGTTGAGATAAGTTTACTCTTTTTAAGTCTTCTATCTAATTCGACACCCTTCTCTCTGCAGAGAACTTCAAGCTCAACTTTAGACATCTGTTTTATTTCTTTTTCAGTCATATATATATTTATGGTTGATTACATTTTTTTTATTACTAAATAATTTTTATGGAAACAGTAATTACATTAATAGTATTCATCATTGGGTTTATCGTCGGTGCATTAGTTACTCGCAACAACACCAGTAAAGTTAATAGAGCCGTAGAAGACGCTGAGGTATTTGCATCACAGATTAATCGAAAGATCGATTCGCTCCGCGATGAGGTTACTGCTAAGCTGGTGAAGAAGCCTGCTAAGCGTGGCCGGCCGGCGACTAAGAAATAACTACATACTATAAAGATCCTTGATAGCTCAGCGGTAGAGCGGGTGACTGTTAATCACTAGGTCCAAGGTTCGAATCCTTGTCGAGGAGCCACTTTTTTTGCGGTGATTTACTACCGCTTAATAACGGCAACATAATAAAACAATAGGTAATACCGTCTATTTACCTCCCGCGACGGGCGTAAAGTAAAATCCTATTATCGCCCCCAGAGTGGCGATTGAGACCAGAGAGATGTGCCCCGTTGTGATTGCTGATACGACTTCATCTCCTCTTGGGATGGTAATAAGTCCCCATAGGATTTCGATGTTCCTCGATTGTGCGTTTGGGGTAAAGGTAATGATCGTGACACTTGGCCACAACGTACACAATATTGATATTGCGGAGAAGTTGAGCATGCCGATAAGAGCAATAATCCTGCGAGTAGTACGAGTAAATATATATGTTTTTTCATTTGGTTCTCCGAATACGGCTTTTTGCATTTCTATACTTGCCTTGGATAAAGCCAAATCCCTTGCAAGTTCACGTTTAGCGTTAGTTGCTTTTGCGTCACTAATCGCAGTAAATATACCGGCTATAATTTTAAGCATAGAGCCCATCCCGGTTGCACCGAGTGTTGAAAAAAGCATTGTTAGTAGTCCAGACATATTATATTCCCTCTATTCTATATAAATATTTATATATAATTACATGATTTGGTATTATAAACACTAAATTAAGGTATATACTAAAATGACGTAATGATTAAATTTAATACATTTTTTGAAAACTACGCTGATGGCAAGGTGAAAGGTAAGAGTAAACCCGGTCGGGTAAAGCGCTCTGGTGCTAGTTGTAAGGGCTCTATAACTGAACTAAAACGCAAAGCTAAGAAGTATGGTGGTGAAAAAGGTAAAATGTATCAGTGGTGTCTTAACATGAAAGCTGGTAGAAAAAAAAGTGAAAATAAATAAGAAGATGAAGCATAATTATAATAAGTTAGCTGCCCTTGTATTAGAGAGTCTCGGAGGTTATAAACCAATCACACTACCATACTCGCTTGATGATTTAGAACCTCATATCGACGCGGAGACAATGAAGCTCCACTATAATAAGCATTATAAGGGATATGTAAAAAAACTAAATGATGCTATCGGCGCAAATCAACCACCTCTAAAGGAATTAGTTAAAAAAACAGCTAATAAAAAAGCAGCAATTCGCAATAATGCCGGTGGTGCTTACAATCATCAACTCTTTTGGAATATGATGACCCCGCACAAGCATTCGTGTAGAGGTTTAATAAAAGATGCAATTGAAAAGAAGTTTGGTTCAGTTGAAGAGTTCTACAGTGAATTTACCGACCAAGCTAAATCACACTTTGGTTCCGGCTGGGTATGGCTCGTAAAGAGTGGTAATACCTTAAAAATTATACAAACAGACAATCAAGATAACCCTCTTATGTTTGATCAAGGAGAACCGATATTAGGTATTGATGTATGGGAGCATGCTTACTATAAAAAGTATGGCCCAGATAGAGAGAAGTATATTAAAAACTTTTTAAAGGTAGTTAACTGGGACTATTGTAATCAGCTACTATCGCTTTGACCTCTTCTTTGAGGTAATTTACATGTATTTTTGACCACTCGTACTTTTCGGGATTTTTGTAGAATATAACTAACCCGTCACATTTCTTACCTGAAATCGCTTCATACATATGTGCATATAGAGATAGCTGTAGAGCGTATGAATTAAATTCACATACCGTTAAGTGACTTACTGGACCGGTCATGTACTCTCCATATTCGTTAGTATACCGAAAGCGCTTGTTGGTTTTAAAATCACCTACCTTAAAACTCTTCGAGTTCTCATAAATTAAATCTCCTGTACCTGCGATTCCATTAACAGTGTCATATAGTTTTTCTTCAGCATGTAGCTTAGGGTAACCTTTAAATACATCTTCGTGCGAGCTATATGATGCATAGAGCTCTTTATATTCATCTTCTATCTTGCCGTCTACAAGAAAATCCTCCATTACTTTATGTATATGGGTACCGTAATCACACGCTTTATTTTTAGTTTCTTCCCATTGCTCGAGAATAAAGTCAACATGAACACCTTCGCGTTTTGCAACTCGAGTGGCATTACCTATCGCATCGAACTTAGGCTTATATTTACCGAGTAAGGTAGTTACAGATATTAGCTGCTTACCAGTCTCCGTATCCGTGTATGTATGGGATGCCTCATCAAAATGGATCATAATATTATTATAACATAAGCCCTTGAAAATGCAAATTCTTATTATAAAATATATGTATGAGATTAGCTATTAGCGGTACAGGGTGTCAAGGTAAGTCAACATTGATTAAGGATTTTCTTGAAGAATGGCCTATGTATAAAACTGAGAGCCAGACGTATCGTGATGTCCTTACTGGCGAGAAGTTGCCTCACAGTAAAGAAGCTACTAAAGACACTCAATGGAAGATTCTCAATCATATGATTGATGAAATGCAGACATTTGAACACGGTGATAATATCATTATGGATAGATGCCCTATTGATAATTTAGTCTACTCTCTCTGGTGTTTTGAGAAGGGTGTAGGTGATATCGATAAGGAGTTCATTGACAAGTGTATTCCGCTTGTATGTGAGAGTTTAAAGCAGTTAGATATTATATTTTTCACACCTATTACCAAAGCAGCTCCTATCACTCCTGAGGATGATGGTATGCGTGAGGCAGATCCTACCTATATTAAAGAGATTGACAATATTTTCAAAATGATAGGAGCACAGCATATTGAAAATAACGGGCTCAACCCATTCTTTCCAAAAGAAGATGCACCTGGTTGGATTGAGGTGTTCGGAGAAAGGTCTGTTAGAATAGCTATGATTAAGCAATATCTTGATGAAACTGGCGATCTAGTAGGTGGGTGGGAAGTTACACCAGAACCTGATATTGTTGATCCTAATAATCAATCTGTAGATGAGGGGGTAAATGCTATGAAAGCATTAATTGATGATCAAGAGGCCGCAAAGAAGTTTGATAAGGAACTGGCACATCAAAAGGGACTAATCAAAGCGATGGGTGAAAAGAACATTGACGACATTACCGCTGCCGGGTTCTAATATAGATTTAACTGATTAAGAGGTAAATAGTTCCTCTAGAAGTAGAACTGATACACCGGTTGCATCACTTGCATTATCCTGCTGCGACCTATTCTGTAGAAAATCTACGCCAGTCTCCAACCTTATCGCGACGCGAATATATAAGATATTATTTGTACCTAGAACAGTAGGTTCATATACCCCAGTGAATGTTGAAGTGTGTCCTTCCTCATTAGCGGAATCACCTCCAAGTATGACAGTACCTCGGAGAGCTGAATTACTAACCACTCCGAGAAAATCCGGAATATCCGACCACCCAACCCCATCTTGCGAATACTGTAGTACAAGAGCTGCTGTATGGTCATTCAGATTGAGCGAACCCGGTACAGTGAATGATATTTTTAATCTTGAATTGAGACTTTTTAACGTGATGTTTGACTCCAAATCAATATCTGTTGTTGCTCCAGTGCTCCCTGCACGGGTAGTGACTGTATTATATATCGTCTGCGCATATGCCGGGTAACCTCTGAAGACATCACCACTTACATACAACTCATCAGCTGATAGACTCACTACTGATAAGACACTCATAGTCGTCTCTGTCGATAGAGCCTCGATATTTGTTGTGTTTGTGTTAATAGCAGCACTTAACGGGGCTAAATTCTGCTCCCCTGGTATATTCTCAATTTCTGCTGACAAGGCTTGAATTTCTGTTGTGTGTAGCTCAATAGTACTTCCAAACGTAGTATTCTCGAGACCTACAACAAAGTTACTGAAATTCAACCTATTTGTTGCATTAGGTGTCTGGAGGATTATAAAGTCACCATTAACGACTTGGTTGGTTTCGGGTAACTGATTGATACTAACGTCTGTGCTTGCCATATAAATTATTTATTATAAAATATATATAATGTCAAAGATTGGGGTAGGTATAGTAACGTGTAATAGAGATGACTTCTATAATACGTGTGTTGGTAGCATTAATCCTAGCTGGTACGATGAAATTATCACCGTTAATGACGGCGATAACGGGATCGTAGGTACGTGTCAGTTACCTGATCACTATGTTATCAACAATGAGAGTAATTTAGGGGTATGTAAGAGTAAGAATAAGGCACTTTCATACCTACTCTCGAAAGGGTGTGATTATATTTTCCTTGTTGAGGATGATATGATGTTTAAAGGTAATGCATTTGAAGAATATATTAGAGCGAGTAAAGCTACGGGTATACAGCATATGTCGTTTGCATACCATGGACCTGCTAATAAAGGTAATATTAGTAAAGGGGTACCTAAACCGAGGAAAGTAATTGATTACGGGGATGTAAAAATCGCTTTAAATCAACATTCAGTAGGAGCGGTATGTTTTTATACTAAAGAGTCGCTTGATGATGTAGGTATATTTGACGAAGAGTTTGATAAAAATAATTTCGAGCATGTTGAGCATTCATATAGTCTCGCGAAAGCAGGTTATAGTACACCTTATTGGTGGTGGGCGGACCTAGCTAATAGTTGCGATTTTATTGAAGAGCAGGCTTGTAGTGAAGAATCATCCTCAATAAGGAGGGGGTGTGACTGGAAGCAGAAGATAATTGATAGTGCTCATTTATTTCAGAAGAAGCATGGATATATGCCAGCTTGGCAAAATGCGGTACCTGATACCCCATTAGTTGACGTTATTAAGATTTTAAAAAGTATGAAGAAATGATAACTTTTATTATAGCATACAAACAAGATACAGAAGAGAGAGCTGTAAATTTAGAATACTGTATACAGTACTACAACCAGCTTATACCTGGTTGTGAGATTATAATTAAAGAATCATTAGATAGAAACTTCAATAAATGTAAATTGTATAATGAGGGTGCATTACAGGCTCGACACAATACTTTATGTTTCCTAGACAGCGACGTTTTTGTCTCAGAATACTCTATTCAAAAATCTATTGAATTGGCCGACTGTAACAATGTCGTTATAGGTTATAATGGTGTAGCTATATATCTTTCGTATAAAGCCAAGAGTGCTCTAGCAGGTGACCTAACGTATAAAAATATGCTCAAGTTACTACCAGAAAAATACACACCGGTTCAATCAGATAAAAACGAAATGTTTGAAGTAGGTAACCTAAAGGCTGTCGGTGGCTGCCTAGTAATGTCTAAAGATTGCTTTAAGGATGTCAATGGTTTTAATCCTAACTTTATTAACTGGGGATATGAAGATAATGAAATTGTAACTAGAAGTCATAAACTTAAAAAAAATGTTATTATGGTTAATGTAGAAGACCCTTACCTATTCCACCTACCTCACCACGCTGT